CTTCTCTACTGCACCGCCAAACCATATCTTATCTAAATTCATTACTTTCTCCTTGAGGTGAGGGGAAGACTGCTCGTCTGCAAGCTAGGAAAATCCTTTGCACAGCCCTCCCCTCGTTAACTTAAAATGGGATATCGCTATCGTCAAACTCAGCTTTTTTAGGCTTTTTGTTTAAAGAAGCATCAGCGTTCTTATTCTTGATAGACAAAGACATGAACTTCTGTCCATCCTTGCTAAGTTTAAGCCAAGCAGATAGCCAATACTCTACCCCATCTACATTGAGACTTCCTTTGTAATCAGGAAACTTAGCATCGTCCTTTCTATCGTTCTTAAAGAGACTTCCTCGGTTTGTATTATCGTATTCCATATTTATCCTTTTGCAACTTTTAGTGCACTTCTTACTTTACTAGGAAGTAGCGTCCATAGAGCAACTTTTTGTTCGTTGTCTAAGTTCTCTGCTTCCAACTTCACCCAAGCACTCTTAGGTTCTTCTTTCTCACAGATAGCAATTAACTCCATTGCTAACTCTTTGAGATAATTCTGCTCATCCTCTGGGATGTTATCCATTGCGCCTTGAGTTGGCGTGATGATTATCTTTTCTTCCTTGATAGGCGCAGAGGAATCCAGAGCATCATGCTCAACGATTTCCATTGCTGTCATCCAAAGATATCTTCTTTGATATGTCTCTACTGCACCAAGATTCTGGATAGCGTGTGCGCCCTTTAGATTGGCTTCTACCATTGGTGAAGTAATCACAATGTTAGTGCCATCATCTACGTCTGTGATTGTAAGACTTGCATAGTCAGAATCGTATGAGATAACTCCGCACAATCCTTGACCATGAAAAATCTCGTTGATTTGTGGGAGAAAGTCACCCAATTCAAAGTAGTAGTAATTACTAAATTTATTGTGACCTGACTTCTTGAGTGCCATTTGTTGCAAGAACATTCTTGCTTGCATTAACTTCTTATGTACCATTTCATTTTCCTTTACTTAAATATTCTTCAATCATTGCTTCTTTGTCTTCATCGTATAAAAACTCAAAAGGGATAAAGTGGTTTTCTCCACAGCATGAGCCAGATGTTTTAGGCTCAGTACAGTAGCAACAGTAGTCATCGTGTGACAAGTCTTTGATAGCATCTTGTCTGGTCATTAGCCTCTCCAAGCTAAGAGGACACCGATACCGCCAAAGATAACAATGGCTAACACATACTCAACTAGCGTCTGAATAATCTTACTTTTCATTTGGTTCTCCTTAGATGGGGAACTAAGTCCCCTGTTGATTTATTACTCGACTCTGCCATCAACGTAAACAACAACATTTTTACCACTAGGCAAATGCACATTGCAAGAAACTGCGCCAGCTTCAGCTTTGAGGTAACGAATTACAGAGGCGATAACTTGAAAATCGGTCATTTCTGACTCCTTAAAAAGACCCTTACGAATTGCTTGGGCTGAGATGGATTGTAAAGGTTTCTGAACAATATTCAATAAGTTTGCATAGGTGTTTACCCTAAAAACAACAAATAATTTCTTTGCTATACTGTTTAGATGGATAAACAAACTGCTATCACACTTGCTGGCTCACAGAGTGAGCTTGCTAGAATACTTGGAATAGAAAGGTCTGCCGTTCACCAATGGAAGACCATTCCTCCTTTACGAATTTATCAACTAAAAGAACTCAGACCAGAGTGGTTCAAATGACACAAGAAGTAGTTATCAGAGCATTACAGAATGGCCCACTTACATCCTACCAACTAGAGGATTTAACAGGCATACCAAGACTATCCATTGCAGCTTGTTGCACCAAGATGAGTTACAAGAAAAAATTAACAATCGGGAAAATTAAGATGGGACGTTCTTGGGTTTCTCAGTTTACCCTTGCACCACACATGATTGAGGCTACAAAAGGCGCCAATGATGAGCCTTATGACAAGCTAAATCCTTTCGACATTCGCAATGCCAAAGGTATATTTTCTAAGGCTGAATATGCGGTAATGAACGCACAAGCTAAACGATTGCTTGGCAAATCGTTTTCACAAGATATTACAAATAACCAGTTTATTTGATACAATGTTTTGAAACACGGCTAGGTACGAAGTCATGAGCGTACCGAAAAGAGAAGTCTCCCCTCCTGCCGCAGTTTCTTTTTTGGGAGAATTGGAACAAGAGACAACTATGCCTACACGCTATTTAAAGTCTGGTATTCGTGACAGCGAATCCATCGAAAACTTATCCCCAATTGCTGAAAATCTTTACTATCGTTTGCTGGTAACAGTTGACGATTTTGGCAGGTATGACGCTAGACCAGCCATGATTAAAGCTGCTTGCTTTCCAATTAAAGACAGCATTAACGCAACTAAAACAGAAGCGTTACTTAAAGAACTTGCACAACATGGATTGATAGAAATTTATGTTGAACAAGATAAGCCATTTTTGCAAATGACAAAGTGGGACAACATCCCTCGTGCAAAAGAAAGCAAATATCCTGCAAACCCACACGATGCTACACAAGTGTATGCAGATGTATGCAACTCACATACAGATGTACCTTTAACTAAAACAGAAACAGAAACTAAAACAGAAACTAAAACAGCACCTGAAGGTGTGTCACCAGAAGTTTGGGATTCTTTTGTTAAACAAAGAAAAGCAAGTCGTGCGGTTATCACGGATTCTGTTATCAAGACGATTAGGGCTGAAGCTGTTAAAGCTGGATGGACACTTGAGCAAGCATTGTCTGAGTGTGCTGCTCGTGGCTGGCGTGGTTTTAAAGCTGAGTGGGTTATGCCTAAGCCAAACCCTGCCGACAGAGTAAGGCTCACAGTTGCGCCATCAAATGAGCCTGACCCTGCTTTAGAAAAGATTAAAGCTGATGCTTTGAAGGCTGCACCTATTCCGCTTGAAGTTTTAGCAAAAATGGCTGAGTTACGGAGAAAAGCATGAATTTTTTAGATTCTTATCCAACTGAATTTTATATTTCTGATGTTGGTTATTTGGTACTTAAACAAGAATGTTTTGGTTGTGGTCATGAGACTCAATTTTTGATTACACCTGAACAAACAAAAATACTTTTAAATTTATTGCCAGACATGATTAAGCAGCAAACAGAAAGATGGACAGGAATTCAATCTCCTGCTGAAGAATGAACTTTGAATGGCCTATAAATGACAAACGAAGAACTAGAACACTTCAAAAACTCAGAAGCCCTCGAATGGCTCAGACGTTACCAAAAGAAGAAATCGACGATTGGCTCAAGCAAAGCGTTGCTCTGGTGGCAGGGTGTGTTAGGGGACTTGCAGCGAATCAGAGGCGAATCCGCTACTTTGGATTTGAGGGAAAGAATGAACAAACTAAGGAATAACAAATGACATTCATGGTGACATTCAAAGTTGAAGGCAATCCTGTTGGCAAACAAAGAGCAAGGTATGCCAAGCGTGGCAACTTTGTCCAAGCCTACACCCCTGAGAAAACCAGAAGCTATGAAACGCTTATCAAGGAATCTGCCAAAAAAGCGATGGGAAGTTCCGAGCCATTAGAAACCCCTGTATCGCTTTATCTGTACATCAGAGTACCAATTCCTAAGTCATGCACCAAAAAACGCTTGGAGGCTATCCAAAATGGCTCAGAGAAGCCAATTAAGAAGCCAGATGCGTCCAACATTTTAAAAAGCGTAGAAGATGGGATGAATTCTGTGGTTTACAAGGATGATTCTCAGATAGTCAATATCCATGTAAGTAAGGTTTATTCAAGTCAAGCTGGTGTAGATATTTGCGTTAAGGAGTGTCTGGAATGAAAGCCCCTTACAAAGCCATTGAGTACATCATTGAAAATTCATGCAAATATGCCGAGGCTAAAGCACAAAGGATATATCTTGAAGAATTCCGCAAAACCAAAAAGGCTCTGCTGATGAAAGACGCTATGGCTAGAGGGATAGATTCTGCGGTTGCCCAAGAGCGTGAAGCCTATGCTCACATTGAGTACGCTGATTTGCTCAGAGGGCTAATGGTGGCAATCGAGAAGGAAGAAACCTTAAAGTGGATGCTGACTGCTGCCCAGATGAAAGCTGACATTTGGAGAAGTGAGCAAGCAAGTGAAAGACTTGGCGTAAAAACTACGGAGTAGGTGTAAATACCTAGTAAACACTTTGTTTAGTTTGCTATACTTGCATCAGCCCAAGCAATTCGCAAGGGTACTTTTAAGGAAATCAAAATGACTAAAGCATACGAAATTCATAACCCTAGCTTCAACGACATGACGCTTGAGCAGCAAATTGAAGTTGGCATCAATGATTGGGCTGTTGAGGGTAAAAGTGGTCACTTGTACTTTGGAAGAACTGCACAAGAGGCTTTAGAAATTGCTCAAGGTTTTAATTTTAAATAAATCAACAGGGGACTTAGTTCCCCATTTTTAAGGGTACAAAATGAAATACGAATTTGACACAACAACTGGTGAAGGCTCTGTAATCGTTACTGTCGTGATGACATACGAGCGTGACGAAGAAGGAACTTATAACGAGAATATTGACGATGTGATTTACGAAAAGGTGTCTCTGATGGGACTCTTTACTGATGCACAGTTTAAAGAACTTGAGATGGAAGGCGTAATGAGACTGACCAGCCATTTACTCGCTGAATCTGACCATGCCAAAATCATGGCTTATGAGCATGAATAGAGAAGACGTTATTCGCATAGCCCTAGAAGTTGGCTTCTATGATGGCGAAGTTGATAAGTGTCAATTGATGCTTGAACGCTTTGCCTATCTAGTTGCCAAACAAGAGCGTGAGCGCATAAATGCCAACATTAAAGAGATTGAGCGTGATGCTGCTCGTTACCGAGAGGTTAGGGAGTGGGACTTTTGTGGCTATGACCATGGACTTATATCGCCAGAAAGTGTTGATAGAGAAGTTGATAATGCAAGGGGCAACCATGACTGATTGGACTAAAGAGGAAGACGAAGCCTTTAATGTTGTTGAGCAACAAAGCAACCTTGGTAAGCAAATTCTAAAAGCCCAAGGTCAGCCCTATCATTTTGATACCTACGTTTCACCCTCACAAAGAAACCATGTTCTTGAGGAAGTGGCTAAAGAGTTTGACAAGATGAAAGCATTTGGCGACACAGCACATAGTTTTGCTTGCTATGTAAGGGATATGAAGCTTGAAAAGTAACCACAACATCATTCGAGACTTACTAAAACGACACCCCGATGGTTTGAAGTCAAGCGATATAGCTGACATTACTGGCATAGACGTTCGTTCTGTCAACAAATCATTGGAGAGTGTCTTTGGTGTGTATGTCGATCGGTGGGAAAAGTCTGCCCGCCACAACACATTGGCGGCAATTTGGGTCGTTGTTGACGTTCCTGAGAACTGTCCAAAACCGGAAAACACTGGAAGGAGATCGCGTGAACGGCTTTGTGAAACGTCAACTTGACATTGGCAGTAGGCAACCAATCCATCAATTACAACTTTGTAATAAATGCGAAGAAAAAAAACCGCCCGAAGGCGGCATACAAATGAACCCAAGCAAGTGGTATTGCGCTGCATGCTGGGCAAAAAAAGTAACAGTTAGAAATCTTAAATAACCACGAAAGACACATCATGGAAGACCCAAACGTCATGCAAGTTGGCGGCACACACTATGTGGCAATGCCTGTTCAACCGTGGGAAGTCATGGAAGCGGTCATGACTCGCGAAGAGTTCATTGGATTCCTCAAGGGCAACATCATTAAATACTCGATGCGTCAGGGGAAGAAAGAAGACAGCGATGATGTAGGTAAATTGCAACACTACATGGCTAAACTTAAGCAGGTGCAGTCATGGGAGTACTAAGCAGCATGCTGCATGCAATTACCACAGGAACAATTACTAACCCTGCTCAACAATCAAGTGTAATGCGTGACTACATGGAAAAGCCACGCATGAAAAACAAAACAATCTTTAGTGGCAGGATTGAAGTACAGCAAGTGTGCAACGGCTATGTTGTTCACATTGCATCCCGAGAGGGCTACGAGTTTGATTCGCACATCGCGGCTACAGTCAAAGATGTCAACGAATTAATTGCAACAGCCATCGTTGCGTTTCAGTTGGAGGGTAAATGAAACCGATTTATCTTGACTTTGAGACGTATTGGGATGCAACCCATACGCTCTCACGCATGTCTCCAACAGAGTACATACAGCACCCTGACACTGAGATTATTTCGGTATCCATCAAGGAGGGCAATGAGCCAACCTATGTGTTGTTTGGAGAAGACACCATTCGCAAGCACATGCAAGCAATGGATTGGTCTGATGCCATGGCTATTGGTCACAATATGTCGGGCTTTGACTCAATGATTCTCGCTTGGCGGTTAGGGGTAAACCCTAAGATGTACGGATGTACAGCAGCAATGGCGCGGTCTAGGTATTCTAAGACGTCGGTATTCTTTGGCGGTAAATCTCTCACAGGCGTATCGCTTAAAAAGCTATCGTATGAGTTAGATGTAGGCGCTAAGCTAGACCTCGAAGCTACAAATACTAAGGGTAAACACTTAGTAAACTTTAGCGAAGATGAGATTGCAGCGATGGAAGAGTACAACAAGATGGACACAGATTTGTGTGCTAAGTTGTTTAAGAAGCTCATCAAAGAATTTCCTAAACAGGAGTTGGTATTGATAGACATGACTACACGCATGCTTGTCGAGCCGCAACTGGTACTCAACGCTCCCAAGGTGCAGTTAGCCCTGCGTCAGGTCAAAGAAGAGAAACGTGAATCCCTTATCAAGCTAGCCCATGCGTTAGGTATTGCAACGTTTGCAGCTAATACTCTTGAGACAGGTACAAGTGTTGAGGAGCAGGTACGAACTGAACTGGCGTCAGCGGCTAAGTTTGGTGCATTGCTTACAAACCTTGGCGTACCAGTACCCATGAAAGTATCGCCAACCAATGCCGCCAAGATGACTCCTGCGCTGGCAAAGACAGACGAGGCATTCATAGCCCTACAAACGCATAAGAACCCCCTTGTAGCCTCCGCAGCCATGGCTAGATTAGAAGTTAAATCTACGTTGTTAGAAACGCGCCTAGAGGCTTTTCTGCAGACCGCAGCGGTATGTGGTGGCAAGATACCTGTACCTCTCAAATATGCTGGTGCAGACACTACGGGCAGGTGGTCAGGTGAGCAGTACAACATGCAGAACTTACCCCGTATTGGTGCAACACCTAAGGCATCCGATGCCCTACGCATGTCGTTGCTTGCCCCTCCCGGGCACAAGGTGATCGTGTCTGACCTGTCCGGTATTGAGTTACGTGTCAACATGTTCCTATGGAAAGTTCCTTACGCCATGGAGTTGTTCAAGGCAAGCCCCGACAAGGCAGACTTGTATAGGTACTTTGCAGCCCATGATCTGTACAACATCGACGAGATACAAGTAACCAAGACTCAGCGTCAAGTGGGTAAAGTTGCTCACCTTGGCCTAGGCTTTGGAGCTGGTGGGGCTACGTTCCAAAAGGTGGCTAAGTTAATGGGCGGCGTGGACATGAGCTTAGATGAAGCAACCAAGGTGGTAGAAGCGTATCGTTCAGCCCATGCTGAAATTGCTACTGGATGGAAAACGTTTCAATCTAACCTTACCAATATTAAACAAGGGGTAGAAGCAGCCATTGACCCATGGGGTATGTGTGTCACCGAACAAAACGCAGTTCGCCTGCCATCGGGTCGTCGCATTTACTACCCTGATCTTAAACAGGAACGAGATGCCAACGGCAAGCTCGAATGGTGGTACGGCAATGGGCGTACACGAGCCCGCATCTATGCAGGGAAAGGCGTAGAGAACTTAGTTCAAGCCCTTGCACGCGACGTCATTGCAGAGCACGCAGTTAAGTTCTTTAAGGCTACTGGTATGCGGCCAGCACTCACGGTGCATGACGAGCTTGTCTATGTAGTTCCGGAAGATTCCGCAGAGGAGCAGTTAGATACATTGCAGACCATAATGCGTCAAGGCGTGTCATGGTGGCCTGAGTTAGTTACATGGTCTGAAGGTGATATTGCAAGCTGCTATGGCGAAGCAAAATAGTGTTGACTAGTTGCAGAAATCTGCTAAAGTGGGGGCTAACAACCACGAGCCTCCAAGCGACAAATGACGCATTGGGGGCGAAAACCTATGGAGCAGGCATGGCTAACCCAGCTTGGACTTATTCGCAATTAGACACGTTTG